ATCGGGCACTCCGCAGGAGCGGATCGACCGGGCGCGCAAATTGCTGTTCGATTACGGCATCGACCCGCGCGCCTTGGCCGAGCCCGATCCGCGCTTCCCGCAGGATCCGCATGTCCTGCAGCTGATGCGCCAGGTCGAGACGATGGGTGCGCAATTGGCCGCGGCGCGTGGTGAAGGGCAGGGGGCGGGAGGCTTCGCACCATTGCCGGAAGATGCAAGTTCTGCTAATGTTCTTTCCGACATCGAAGCGTTCCGGTCCGATCCGGCGCATCCTCACTTCGACCATGTCGCGGGCCATATGGCCGGGCTGATCGAGAGCGGAGCCGCCCCAGATCTGGAGAGCGCTTACCAGATGGCCGTGCTGGCGAGACCAGCACTCCGCTCCACGCCTCCCGCCGCACCGGCCCTGGAGACGCAGCGATCCGAAAAAGTCGCCGCCGCTCGTCGAGCCGCCGTGTCCGTCCAGGGATCGCCCGGCACCGCCGGAACCCCCAGGCCCGCCACGCTTCGCGACGAGCTTCGTGAGAATCTGCGTCGCGCCCTCGGGGGCTGACGCGGGAGCTGAAGGTCATTCATCATGGGACTGATCAATCCATCCGCGACGATGAGCGAAGTCGTCACGACCACATCTCAGGAACCGATCCGGGGAGCTGGCCGACAATTACACCAAGAACAATGCGTTGCTGAACCGGCTGCGCAAGCGCGGCACGGTCAAGCCGGCGTCGGGCGGGCGCACGTTGGTGCAGGAGGTCGCCTATGCCGAAAATGGCACGTTCAAGCGCTATTCGGGCTATGAGACGGTCAATATCGCGCCGTCCGACGTGATCAGCGCGGCCGAGTTCAACTGGGCCCAGGCCGCGGTCGCGGTCACCATCTCCGGCGCCGAAGCGCTGATGAACAGCGGCGAGGATGCGATCCTCGATCTGCTGGAAGAGCGGGTGAATATCGCGATCGGCACGCTCACCAACAATATCTGCGGCGATTGCTATTCGGACGGCACCGCCGACGGCGGGCGGCAGATCGGCGGCCTGCAATTGCTGGTGGGCGCCAATCCGACCACGGGCGTGGTCGGCGGGTTCGATCGGTCGACCACCGCGGCGTCCTTCTGGCGCAACAAGAAGTTCAGCGCGGTGGGTGACGGTGGTGCGGGCGCGTCCTCGGCCAACATCCAGGGCTATATGAACAAGCTCTACCTGAGCGTGTGCCGTGGCGCCGATCGGCCCGATCTGATCGTCGCCGACAACAATTATTACAACCTCTATTGGACGTCGCTGCAGGCGATCCAGCGCATCACCAAGGATGAGGATAGCGAAGCGGGTGCCGGGTTCGGCGAGCTCAGGTACATGCAGGCCGACGTGGTGTGCGACGGCATGATCGGCGGGTTCGCGCCGAGCAATACGATGTATTTCCTCAACACCAACTACCTCTATTTCCGGCCGCACCGCGACCGGAACTTCGTGCCGATCGGAGACGATCGCAATAGCCCCAACCAGGACGCGATGGTGAAGCTGATCGGCTTCATGGGCAATATGACCATGAGCAATGCTTCACTGCAGGGCGTGCTGGTGGCCTGAGCCTGGGCGGCGGGCCTGGATTGCCGCGCCCCTACGGGGCTCGCAATGACGATCGTGTTTGTGGCCCCGTCATCGCGAACCGGGCGAAGCCCGGTGCGGCGATCCAGGCCCCAGCCTGAGACATTGCCACCGGCTCTCCGCATATCGCCACATGTCATTGTGATTACGTAATTTCATCGCGTGCGCGCGGTGCCTCATCGGAGGATTGAATCATGGCATATATCGTTCTCGACGACGCGATCGGCTTCGTCGACCTCTATCTGGCCGACACGGCTGGCCCCGGCCCGTTCAACATCGCCGCCGGCGGTACGACCTATGGCCGGATGAACTCTCCGGGCCTGGAGCTGCGCGGATGGGACGCCAACCTGGGTGCGGGCACCTTCGTCTTCGCCAAGGCGGCGGCGGCGGGCGTGACCGCGACCCAGATGTGCGAACTCACCCAGTCGGTGACGTCGGGCCGCTACGACGTGTCGGCCCAGCCCTGGGCGGGCGGCGCCAACAGCGCCAAGCCGCTGGTGGTGGCGATGGCGACTTTGTCGGCGGGGCAGTGGGGCTGGTTCCAGCTGCAGGGCCTGGCGGTGGCGTCCGTCTCCGGCGCGCCGGCAGCGGGCAATGCGGCCTTCTGGCAAGCGTCCGGCACGGTCAGCCCCACGCCGCTCGCGTCCAAGGCGGTGCTGAACGCGCAGTTCGCGTCCGCCACGGGTGTGACGATCGGGTCGGGCGGGTCGGCGGTGACGTTGAGCGGATCGCAGGCCTTGCTGCTGCTCAACCGGCCGTCGGCGCAGGGACCGATCACGTAAGATCGCGCCTCCGAGCCTTGAGGGAAACCGGGTGCCCCGACCCGTCATTGCGAGCCCCGTAGGGGCGCGGCAATCCAGGCCCGCAGGACTGGATCGCCACGGCGCTTCGCGCCTCGCGATGACGTGGGGATGGGGACGATCGTCCGGTTTTCTCTACTCGCTCCGCCGCTGCGCTTGTCGGGCGGCGGGGCCACCCTTTCCGATCCTTTTCGAAAGAGCTTCTTATGTCGGACCATTTCCATGTCGACTGGGCGAGCGTGAAGCCCGGCCTTGCCAATGGCAGCGCCGTGCCGCTGGGCCAGGATGCCGAATACCAGGCCGAATTCTACATGGGCAAAGTCCCCAATTTCGAGATGACCGACTATCGCGAGCTGCCGCATCTGCGCCTGCAGATCCCGGGCTCCAAGACGGTCTACGACCAGCCCGCGCGGCTGGAGCGTCATTATGACCGGCCGTCGGATCCGGAGCGCTTTCCCCATGCCTGGGGCGCTTTCCTGAGTGGGCAGGATCATGACGGCGCGGGCACGCCGCTCGACCAGGTCGAGGGCATCGCCGCCAACGATATCCGCCGGCTCGAGATCAACGGCGTGCGCACGATCGAGCAATTGGCGAGCGTGGCGGATGCGCATCTCGACGGGCTGGGCTTTGGCGGGCGCGTGCTGCGCGAGCGGGCGCGGGCCTTCCTGATCGGGCGGCCGAGCCTGGATCCGGAGAAAGCCGAGCTCAAGGAGCAGGTCGGCAAGCTCAATGATATCCTGAGCGCTCTGCTCGAGCGGACCGGGATTTCGATCGACCAGCTCTTGCCGGCGGAAGATGAAGCGGCGAGCGGCGGGGGGCAATCCGGCAGCGCGGGCCTGGATTGCCGCGCCCCTGCGGGGCTCGCAATGACGGACGCTGAGGGAAGGGGCAAGGCCCAGGGCCGCGCGCGCAGGCCGGCGGACGGCTGATGGCCCGCGCCCTGCTCCAGATCGCGACGCAGGCTTTGGGCGAGATCGGGCTGGTCGCGCCCAGCCTGATCGCCAGCAATGCCGATCCCACCGCGATCCAGATCCTGAGCCTGCTCAACCGCGAAGGCTGCGAACTGGCCGATCTGGAGGGGGGCTGGCCGCAATTGCGCGGGCAGCAGACCATCACTCTGGTGCCGGGGCAGGAGGCGTATGATTTCCCCGCCGACCTGCTCTATTACCGTGAGGGCAGCAGCTGGGACACGACCACGCATCGTCCGGTGACCGGGCCCTTGTCCGACCGCCAATGGCAGCAGGCGCGGATCGGCCAAGGCGCGTCGGAGCGATCGCTGCGCTATCGGCTGATGGACGGGCAGGTGCATTTCGATCCGGTGCCCGTCGCGGCCGACCAAATCGTCTTCGAATATGTCTCGGCTTATTGGTGCAAGTCGGCCAGCGGCACGCCGCAGGCCAGTTTCGCGGCCGATACCGACGTGCCGATCCTGCCCGACGATCTGTTCGTGCTCGGCCTCAAATGGCGGCTGCTCGCGGCCAAGGGCATGAACTATGCCGAGGAGCGCGCGGCCTACGACCTTGCCGTCGCGCGCAAGCAGGGGCGGGCGTTCGACACCGGGCCGATCGCGCTCAACCGCCGGCATCGCGACGGTGCGCCGGGTTTGCAGGGCATGGCCGGGCCGATCGGCGGCTTCGATACATCGGTGCTGACCGACGATCTCGGCACGATCATCGTGGAGGGATGAATGGCAGCGATCCTCGAAAAATTGAGCCAGTCGCCGACCTTCCTGGGCCTTCAGTCGCGCGTGGCGGCGATGGAGAGCGGCGCTTTCGCGTCGAACATCTCGCTTCCGGGGCAGGTCTCCTGCGCGACGATCGTCGCGACGACGGCGCGCATCGCCAATCTTGCGGTGGGGGATTCGGCGCTTCAGTTGAATTTCAACGGCGGCACGATCCCCTATCTGGCGTTCGATGCCGGTGACGATCTGAGCTTCAACCGATCGTCCAATCAGTTCAATTTCGACATTGGCGGCCAGAGCCAGGTTCAGATTGCGTCGAACGGGCAGATCTCCGCCAACGGCGCGATCGTCGCGACCGGAAGCGGTAATTTCCTCCAGGGCGGTCAATCGCTCGTCACCGGGCTGGTGCGCGCGGTGGGCGGGAGCGGGACGCTTCATGGCTATGTGAACTGGATCAACGCCGCGGGCACGCAGGAAGCCTATATCGGCAACCAGGCTTTCGGGCAGCCGCTGACCTATAATGCGACCTATGGGCATCTTTTCACCGGGGTGAAGGTCGCAGTCGGCGATACCGCGTTCAGCTTCACGCTGAGCGGTTCGCCCGTCAGCCCCTCCTTGAACGTCGATAGCGGGGATAATCTGACCTACGATCGGATGCTCAACCGCTTCCTGTTCAATATCGCCAATGCCACCCAGGCCTATGTCGAGACGGGCAATGCCCGCTTCATCGGCCGGGTCGAGTTCGCCAATGACGGCAATTTCAACCTGCAGACGACGCCGCACCCGATCATCACGTTCGATGCGAACGACTATCTTCAATATGATCGCACGGCGAACAAATATAACTTCTACATAGGCGGGACCAAGGTCGCCTCGATTGACGGCAGCGGCAATATGAAGCTGCTCGGCACGCTCACCCAATCGACCACGCCATGATGCGCCGCGCGATGATGATCCAGCGGGGCGGAGGCGCGCGCCGGGGTGGCGTCACCCGCACCATGACCGTGCCGGCGCCGGTGCGCGGGCTGAATGCGCGGGATTCGATCGCGGAGATGGGCCCGACCGACGCGGTGACGCTCGACAATTTCGTGCCGGGGACGAGCGACGTGTCGCTGCGGCTTGGCTATCGATCCTGGGCTTCGGGCCTGTCGGGCGCGGTCGAGACGCTCATGTCCTATCGATCGACCGTGGCCAACCGCATGTTCGCGATCGCCGGTGGCGGCATCTATGATGTGACCAACCTTGGCCCGGTCGGCGCGCCGGTGCTGACGGGCCTGAGCAATAGCCGCTGGCAATGGGTCAACTTCGGCACGCCGGGCGGCCAGTTCCTGCTGGCGGTCAACGGCGCGGATGCGATGCGGGTCTATAACGGCACGGCCTGGTCGACCCTGGGCCTGGGCACGGGAGCGGCGATCAGCGCGATCAGCTTCGTCGGCACGACCGCGACGGTGACGACCGCGAGCCCGCATGGGTTGAGCCCCGGCAACACGGTGACCGTCACCGGTGCTTCGCCGGCCGCCTACAATGTCTCGGGCGTGGCGATCACGATCGTGAGCCCGACCCAGTTCAGCTACACGATGGGAAGCACGCCGGCCTCGAACGCGACCGTCGTCGGGGCCTATAGCTATGCATTGGCGGTAACGGGGTTCGACACGTCCAAGGCGATCCAGATCAACGCCTTCGGCCAGCGCATCTGGCTGGTCGAAAAGAACAGTTTCCGGGTGTGGTATCTGGCGATCCAGTCGATCGCCGGCCCCGCGACCAGCCTCGATCTCTCCTCCTTGTTCAGGCTCGGCGGTGCGCTGGCGGGCATGCTGACCTGGACGGTTGCCGGCCAGACGGTGACGCAGCAATATGCGGTCTTCATCTCCACCCAGGGCGAGGTGGTGATCTATTCGGGCTATGATCCCGCCAGTTCCGCCACCTGGTCGCTGGTCGGATCGGCGCGGATCGGGGCGCCGGTGGGCAACCGTTTCTGGACGCGGATCGGGACCGACGTCGTGCTGATCTGCGCCGACGGCTTCGTGCCCTTGGCCCAAGTGCTGCAGCTCGACCGCAAGAACAATGCAGATGCGATCAGCAACCGTATCGTCAACGCGGCCAACCAGGCGGTGCAATCCTATTCCGCCAATTTCGGCTGGCAGGTCGCGCTGCACCCGACGGGAAACAAATTGATCGTCAACGTGCCTTTGGTCGACGGCGGCAGCGCGATCCAATATGTGATGAACACGATCACCGGCGCGTGGTGCAGCTATTCGGGGCTGAATGCCAATTGCTGGGAGGCGACCCAGTCGGGCCTGTTCTTCGGCGGCGCCGGCAAGGTCTATCAGGCCGAATATGGCCATGACGATGACGGGCGATCGATCCTGGGCACGATGAAGCCCGCCTTCAATTCGTTCGGCGCGCCCGGGCGGAACAAGCGTTTCACCCAAATCCGGCCGATCATCGTCGGTGCCGGCAATCCCGCGATCCAGATCGACCTGACGGTGGATTTCGCGGATCCGGAGCCCACCACCACGCCGCAAGTCTCCTCACGCGATCCCTTCCCGCAGTGGAACGCGACGCCCTGGAACAGCGCGCGCTGGGTCCCGATCACGCAGGTGATCAGCCATT